ATTAAGATTGCCGCCACCTGTTGGTCCAGAAATGCTTGAAAACTTACTACGTGCTTCGCCAAGAATAAGTTTACAGTTTGCTAGAGTATAATCAAGTATCCATTGTTTAGCATACAAATCATTTATAATCACAAAATCTGGTTTATAATTATATGTTCTGCAAAGAATCATTTCACCCTCCATGAAAGGGCGTTGTAAAATAGTTAGAATTTTAGTAGTAGGATTCCAAGTGTATTCAATATAGCTACCAAACATCCTACCAACAAGCTCTTGATACTGTGCAAATAATTCATATGTTGCTATACCACCCAACATAGTTCCGTTTAAAAGATAGGTATTTGTATAGGCTAAGTTAAACGGCTCAAACAAGGTACCGCCGCTACCCATGCCGCTACGTGATCCCACGGATCTCCTAAAAAGCTGTCGGACTTCAACAATTTCATCAGGCAATTTATAGCTATTTTGATCTTGTTTTAGTTCTAAGAAAAAATAACTTTCTTCTACAGCGTTTGGACTACGCTGTCTAAATCTTGTTAATGCACGATTTAGTGCAGTATCGTAGTGTATAGGATCAAGTTCAACGTCAATCATACCGTCGCCTAGCATAGCGCGGCAATAATTATAGACGTTTTGACGTTCTTCTTTGGATGAACTAGCAGTTAACATAAATGGTATCTCCGTATATATTTATCGCTAAATATTGTACTATGCCTCGACTAAGCCTTTATCGTCCTGAAAAAGGACAAGATTATAAATTTATTGATCGCTCAATTTCTGAGATGTTTCAGATTGGCGGAACTGACCTTTACTTGCACAAATACTTAGGTCCAAAAAATACCCCAGTTGAGGATGCTACTGCTGATCAGCCTCATTATGCAAACGTAGGGGTTGCAAATATTCAAGATTTACTGTTACTTGAAAATCGTGATAGAAAATACGATTCAAGTATCTATAGAATAAGAGGCGTTTACAACGTACAAAACTTAGATTTTAATTTAAGTCAATTTGGATTATTCATTGATAATGATACATTATTCATGTCAATACACATTAACGATTTTATAAAGACCATAGGAAGAAAACCTATTAGCGGGGATGTTGTTGAATTGCCTCATCTTAGAGACGAATTTGCATTAAATGATTTTGATGTAAGTCTACCTCGATATTATGTTGTAGAAGACGTAGCTAGAGAATCTAGTGGCTTTTCAATGACATGGTATCCGCATTTATACAGATTAAAGTTAAAGAAGATAGTTGACTCTCAGCAGTTTTCTGATATTTTAAATTCTCCTACTGATACTGATGCTAACTTTGAAGGAGATTTAGATCCAACAGTTACTTATAAGCCTGGTCAAATCGTAAGGTATCAGGGGTCGTTGTATACTGTGGTTGCAGAAACAACTGGCAACTTACCACCTGATACCAATTATTTTACGTTATACTCTGGCACAACATTACAAAATATCTTAAGTACTCGTGCTAAAGAATTAGAAATCAACGCTGCGGTTATTGAACAAGCAGAAGCAGATGCTCCGTTAAGCGGATATGAGACTCAACAATTCTATACACTCACTGTTGATGATCAAGGTAAGCCAGCATTGGAGACAGTAGACAGTACGCAATTAGATGTAAGCGATGCTATTAGTAATCCCGATGCTAGTTCAATAACTAAACGACCAGAAAGAGAAGGATATACTGGTTATCTATTAGGCGACGGTATTCCTCCTAATGGTCATGCTTTTGGCCACGGTATTAAATTTCCTAGTGCTCCAAGTAAAGAGGATTATTTCTTAAGAACAGATTTTATGCCTAATCGGTTGTTTAGATATGATGGATCTAGATGGGTGAAGTTCGAAGATAATGTTAGAATGACTATGACTAATACTAACAATCGAACAACACAAAAAACAGGATTTATTAATAACACTAAGGTAAGCCAAATAGCCGGAGATGATATACCTGAAAGACAGGCATTAAGTAAGACATTAAAACCTAGGGCAGACTTCTAATATGTTGCATTTTTACGACGGACAAATAAGACGATACTTAACACAGGTTATTAGATTACTTTCTAATTTTACTGTAAAATACAGCGACGGTACTTTAGTTCAAGTTCCCGTAATGTACGGAGATCCTGATAGACAAGTAGCTACTATCATGCGTCAAAACAGTGAAAATGTAGTAAATTCTGCTCCAAGGATCGCTGTTTATATCACTGCACTAGAACTAGATAGAAATAGATTAGCAGATGCTACTTATGTAGGCAAAATGCACATTAGAGAAAGAGATGTAGAAGATGGTGTTTACACTAGTACTCAAGGAAGAAATTACACTGTAGAGCGATTAATGCCTACTCCTTATAAACTTAGTTTCAAAGCAGACATATGGAGTGCTAACACTGATCAAAAACTGCAAATTATGGAACAGATTTTAATGCTGTTCAATCCTAGTCTAGAAATACAGACCACAGACAACTATATTGACTGGACTAGTTTAAGCGTAGTTGATTTGAATAATATTACATTTTCAAATCGTTCAATACCGGTTGGTGCAGAATCTAATATAGATATTGCTACACTAGAATTATCTACTCCAATCTTTATAAGCCCACCATCTAAAGTAAAGCGGCTTGGTGTTATTACTAATATTGTTATGAATGTAACTGGGGGATTCACTGATGTTGGCGGCGATTATATTGATGGGCTAGGTACAGACCTCAATCAGCCTGCTCCAGCATTTGGAGATATATTGTTTAAAGTATTTTATGCTCCTAGTCAATTTGGTATAGTAGTGTTTAATGGTGAAGCTAAAATATTAGATCAGTCTGAGGCTATTACAGCTACAAATACTCAGGTTGAAATTCCATTAAAACTAGGCGAGGATATTAACTGGAGAAAATTATTAGATCAATATCCAGGAAAATATCGAGCAGATGTTAGTACTATTGTTTTAGTTCAAGATGATGGTAACGAAGTACGGGGAACTATTGCAGTTAATCCGCTTGACGAAAGTGTTTTAAGTATTAATTGGGATACTGATACGTTTAATACTAACACTAGAATTGATTCTAACGGATTTATTGAAGGTATAGACACTGAATTTAATTCGAGTATATCAAGAGGAACATTTGATGCAATTGTTGACCCTACAAGATCAGGGCCAAACAATCCTATATCTGGTACAAGATACTTGATACTAGAGAACATAGGATCTATAGACAACGAAGACGGTCCTGATGCATGGAAAAATTTAGACAATACCGATTTTATAGCTGAAGAAAATGATATAATTGAATGGGACGGTGAACACTGGCACATTGTTTTTTCGGCGGCAGCAAGCTCAGATTACATTGTATACCAAACTAATCTTTTTGCCAACGGCCCAGGCGTTCAATACAAATGGAATGGCATAAGTTGGGTCAAATCATTTGAAGGCGAGTATACTGCGGGTAAATGGAGATTAGAGCTGTGACAGAAAAAATAGTTTGCTCAGGAGCACTATTTTATGCTAAATCTACTAAAAGATTTTTACTGATACAAAAGGCCACAGGAAAGCATCGTGGAATATGGGGATTAGTAGGCGGTACAACTACTCAGGACGAGTCTGCTTGGCAGGGACTTCAAAGAGAAATTCAAGAAGAAATTGGTTTTTTGCCTAGTATACTTAAAACTATTCCTTTGGAAAAATTTGTAAGTAACGATAATCTTTTTAATTTTTACACATATCTTTGTGTAATTGAAGACGAATTTATTCCTGATCTCAGCAGTGAACATATGGCCTGGGCGTGGACCAACTTAGACCACACTCCGAAGCCTTTACATCAAGGACTAAGGAATAGTCTTGCTAATAAAACTCTAAGAATTAAATTAGAGGCAGTGTTTGATATTATGGATTTATTGTAATTCAGAAGCTATCAACGGCCAAGGTTGCACAGCTTCAATATCTTTATAACTAAGCCACATCCAATATCTTCTTTTTAAATTAAAACACCAAGTACCACAATCGTCTTGATTTTCTTCTGGCATTGAACCTACAGTTTCTTCTTCATTCAACGTCAATACTGATGCTTTAGAAATATCTTGATCTAAATTTTCTTTAAATTCTACTAGAAGTGCCCCTTCTTTTAATGCTGCTGGCATAAAAGATTTAAGCACTTCTAATTCGTTGTCTAAACTAAAATTATCAAACATATTAAGCCTGCGCTTCTGTCCATGATAAACGAGCAAATACGTTAGCAACCTGTTCAAAAGTTACGTTACCCCCGGTTGTTCCTGTATTTGGTTTACTTAGATTAACTGTAAAGCTTGCGGCATTGATATTTAAGTTTACAATTTTTGCGTTAGATGACACGCTAGCTGCTGTTGCACCAGAGTTAACTACTAATCCTGGCTCCAAGTCCGTACCGTCACCAACAACTAGAGCAAACGACCCGCTTACCGGGTTACTAGATGTTGATGTAGTAACGCTGGTTCCTAGATTAGTAACGAATATAGTTAAGACCTCAGGACCATCCGGAAACACACCGTCACCTGAAATAATACTAGTACCTAAGTCTTTAACTTTAGTTAAATCTACTGTTGAAGCTGCGTAAGAATCAGGATTTGTTGATTCAGTGTAATACGCAAACACTAGATCGCCGCCTGTTACAACATCGCTAGTTCCATGATATATAACTTGGCTAAGGCTGTTTGAACCAACTGGGTCAACTAACCAGGACTCGTTCCTAAACACCGGACTAAAACAATTCAACTTAACTTGAACTAGCAGCGGAGCATTAGCGTAGATACCTAATGAATTTAATTTCAATTGCATTCTATTAAGTAAATTTCTTACACCGTAGGGTCTTGGAGTTCCACTATCTACACTAGGTGCTGTTCTAATACTCATGATTGGGGTAGCAACACCGGGACTAACTGTACTTGCACTTTGCTTAGGGGTAGTAAAAATATAAGAAGCATCATCATCAAATCTACCATCCATAATAACTGAAACACCCCAATGACTTAGTGCGGGAGCGCACTGTTGAGTTGTTAGCAGTACCGTGGCCTGTCCAGTTGATGATGCCAGTGTACCAGTATGCAGTGCTGCTGCGCTGCCTCCGGCAACTCCTCTTGTTAAACCAGTAAGAGATGTATTAGTTTTACCAGTATAATCAATATATTCTTGATCTACTAGCACCCGCCCTGCTGAAGGAAAATCTGATGTACTGTTTACAGTCATAGAAGATGCGCCAGATAACAGATCTGCTGTTAGATAAGTTTTTGGTGGAAGTGTGCTCACTTCAAATCTTCCAGGTACGTTACCTGATCTCATATAAGCTTCTGTTAAGAAGTTATTGTGTAAAAACTTATGACAGTAGTAAACCTCACCAGTCTTTGCTCTCATACCAAATCTAATATACCCAGCACCGTACCACTGATAGTCAATGTAGATCATCTGTATTTTATTTAGATTTATCACATATCCGCTTGGTCCGGTACCGTCTACTCTATCAATATTCCATAGGCTAGTAGGTACTCTTGCATCAATTGTTTTACTATACCTAACGTTAGTTTCTTGACTATATACTCGAGCGCCTTCAATACCAATAGTTGCTCCGGCAGAGCTACTTATGGCTGGTTTATTCATAACTACCGTACCAGCCGTAATACTATTAATAGTAATTACTAGTCCGCTACCAGTGCCGCCAATGTCGCTTGACAATGCTGTTACTGTGGTGCCAGTTGCATAACTAGATCCAGATAAGGTTATATTAACACTGTCAACTGCTCCTGAGCTATTTGTTCTAATAGTTGCTCTAGCTCCGCTACCTGTAGCTGTAACATTTCTTAACAATACGTTATTGTAACGCTGGTTATTTCTATATCCTGAACCAGCGTTAGATATACTAATGCCTGCAGTACCAGTAGTGATGCCGCCACCGGTGATTGCTTGAACATAAGTTCCTGCATCAAGATTACCGTTTTGTAGTATTTGTCCTACAATACTACCTAATGTTCCTGAAGCAAGAGGGGTTACACTAGTAACTTGGTTAGAACCAGCAGTTAGTGTTCCTGTTAATGTAGTATAGTTAGAAACTAGTCCAGTTACTGGGCTGTTGGCTGCTGCGTTTACAGTAAACGAAGTTGTGGTTGGTGTAGTAACTACTGTAGCTTCACCGTTAATTGTTG